AAGCAATAGCAAATGAGAAAACAACAGACTCTACAAAATTAAAAAAGTATCAAGATGTGCTTAATAGTATGAAAGACAGTATTGAGCGAAAAAGAGTTAAGGACTCAACCTACTATGCAAACCAAAAAGAACTGCGCACTAAAATAATAGCAAGGCATAAAGCATACGAACAAAAGAAAGATTCATCAAGAGCTGCACAAAGAAAAGAAAAAATGGTCTTACGTGGGCTAATTGAAAACAAAAAGCAATAATGTCAAATCCAAAAAAGAAATTTAAAGACACAAAAGTTGGGAAGTTTCTTTTAGGTAAGTCCGGTCTTGTTAATACGATCGGAGATGTACTACCAGACAAAGGTGTGTTTGGTATTGTTAAAAATCTAATAGATAAAGACCCAGAATTACCACCTCAAGATAAAGAAACAGCTTTAAAGTTGTTAGAGATGGATATAATAGAAATGGAAAATGTTTCAAAGCGTTGGGATTCTGATATGAAATCAGATTCATGGCTTTCAAAAAACACAAGGCCATTAACATTAATATACTTAACAGTTATAACAACATTGTATATTATACTTGACTCATTAGATATAGCTTTCGATATAGATAGCTCTTGGGTCGAATTATTAAAAACTTTATTAGTCACGATATATGTAGCGTATTTTGGTTCACGCGGTTTTGAAAAGTACCAAACAATTAAAAAGTAAAAACAATTAATTTAAATTTAATCAAATGGCAAAAATTAAAGAAGATCAGTTAAAAAGAATTTTAGATCAAATGTCTAGTAAGGAAAAATTACTTACAGATATAGGAGACTTAGAAGGTCAAAAGCATTCATTGCTTCATGCGCTTCATACTATTAGTCATGAAATACAAGAATTTCAAGCAGAGCTAGAAAAAGAGTATGGCGCAGTTAATATAGATCTAAGAGACGGTAGTTACACTGAAATAAAAAATAATGGACAACAAAATTCGTAAAATCAGTATAGGTGCTGATTACAAGAATGAAGCAATGCACTATTCAGTAGGGCAGTCTGTTTACGGTGGTCACACTATCAATGCAATATTATTTGAAGATCAAGATGCTTCTTATAATATATTTATAAAAAAGAACAATGAGGTAATGCCGTGGAAAAAGTTTAACAGCAATATGGCAATATCTGTAGAATACGATCTTGAATATTAATGAAAAGCGTATCTAATTTTATTGTAGCTCCTTGTGATTCTTTATATAAAAACACTAAAAAAATAGGCGACAGTAGCCTCTTATTAAATACTAGTATAGAGAGCTTTCGTCACGTTAGTAAAGAAGCTGTAGTTTTAGCTACGCCTAGCGTATATCCCGGTAATCCCATACAGGTGGGAGACACAGTAATGATACATCACAATGTGTTTAGAAGTTACTATGATATGAAGGGAAAAGAAAAAAGAAGTAGCACGTATTTTAAAGATGATATGTACTTAGTATCACCTGAACAAATATATGCGTATAAAAATTTTGATAAATGGTATGCACATTTAGATTATTGTTTTATAAAACCCATACTTGAAACAAGCAATCTAACAACTCAAAAAGAGCAAAAGCATATTGGTATATTAAAAATTGGTAATAGCTCGTTAAACAAGCTTAAAATCAACCCAGAAGACCTGGTAGGATTTAAACCGTTTGGCGAGTTTGAGTTTATCATCGATGATGAGAGACTTTATTGTATGAAATCTAATGATATTGTTATTAAATATGAGCGTAAAGGAAACGAAAAAGAATATAATCCAAGCTGGGCGAAAAGCAGTTGAGGAATTGATTAAAGTAGCTGAAGAACCGATAGTAGATTCAGGTGATGATATTACGGCTGACAGATTAAAAAATGCAGCAGCTACAAAAAAATTAGCAATCTTTGATGCGTTTGAAATACTACAACGTATACAAGACGAAGAAGATATGTTAAACGACAAACCTAAAAAAGAAACTAAAAAAGATACTTTTGCTGGGTTTGCTGAAAGTAGATCTAGGTAATGTATCAACAAACGTTAATTGAAACATTAGAAGATTATATCAAGCCTCAGGTGGTAAAACGCCTTAATAAGTCCAAGAAATGGCAATACGGTTATAACAAAGAGCATAACATTGTTATAATTAGTAAAAATGGATTACTTGGCGAAGTGGTTAAAATACAAGGTTTAGTTATAGGTTTACCGCCTGAACAAGATGTAATTTCTAACAAACAAAAAACCTGGGTGCCATCAGAGTACCCTAAAGAATTACAACGAATAAAAAGTGTATTTGATTGGAAACAATATCCGATCGACTTTAAAGAAAAGTGGTATGATTATATTAACGAAGAATTTAGGAGACGTGATGAGGGTATTCACTTCCTACAGAAAGACAAGCCTATTTACATTACTGGTACTCACTACATGTATTTGCAGTGGTCAAAGATTGATGTTGGGAAGCCAGATTATAGGGAAGCAAACCGAATATTCTTTATATTCTGGGAAGCTTGTAAAGCCGATGCCAGATGCTACGGAATGTGTTACCTTAAAAATAGACGATCAGGATTCTCGTTTATGGCTTCAGGAGAACTTGTTAACCAAGCAACCATATCCAGTGATGCAAGATTCGGAATACTATCCAAGTCCGGTAGCGATGCAAAAACAATGTTCACAGATAAGGTCGTCCCTATTTCAGCCAACTACCCGTTCTTTTTCAAACCGATACAGGACGGAATGGATAGGCCGAAAACAGAGCTCGCTTACAGGGTACCAGCTTCAAAACTCACTAGAAGGAAACTGGATCAAAATGATACCCCCGACGAACTCGAAGGACTTGACACGACAATAAACTGGAAAAACACAGGTGATAACTCTTATGATGGTGAAAAGCTAAAATTATTAGCTCATGATGAAAGTGGTAAGTGGGAAAGACCTGATAACATATTAAATAACTGGCGAGTTACAAAAACTTGTTTAAGATTGGGATCTAAAATTGTAGGTAAGTGTATGATGGGATCAACATCAAATGCTCTCGACAAAGGAGGTGAAAATTTTAAAAAACTATATTACCAATCAGATGTTACAAAAAGAAACCGCAATGGACAGACTAGTTCAGGATTATATTCTTTGTTCATTCCTATGGAGTGGAACTACGAAGGATTCATTGATTCTTATGGAATACCTGTCTTCGATACACCAGAAAAACCGATCAAAGGTATCGATGGTGAAGAAATAGCAGTTGGTGTAATAGAGCACTGGCAAAATGAAGCTGAAGGTTTAAAAGATGATCAAGACGCTTTAAACGAATTTTATAGGCAGTTTCCTAGAACAGAGGAACATGCTTTTAGAGATGAAGCAAAACAATCTTTATTTAATCTAACTAAGCTTTATGAGCAAATAGATTATAATGGGGATTTAAGAAATACAGAAATAGTTACTCGTGGAAGTTTTCACTGGGTAGACGGAGTTCAAGATACACAGGTACAATTTGTACCAAATAACAGCGGAAGATTTTATATTTCTTGGATTCCACCTAAACATTTGCAAAACCGTGTAATTATAAAGAATGGAGTTAAAGCTCCGGGTAATGAGCATTTAGGTGCGTTCGGTTGCGATAGTTATGATATTTCTGGTACAGTAGATAAAAGAGGATCTAATGGTGCACTGCATGGTCTTACTAAGTTTAGTATGGAAGATGTGCCGCCAAATAGATTTTTTTTAGAATACGTAGCCAGGCCTCAAACAGCTGAAATATTTTTTGAAGATGTACTGATGGCATGTGTATTTTATGGTATGCCTATTCTAGCAGAAAATAATAAACCTAGATTATTATATTATTTTAAAAGAAGAGGTTATAGAGGTTTTTCTATGAACAGACCTGATAAAGTATATAATAAATTATCAGTAACAGAAAGAGATATTGGTGGTATACCAAACTCTGGTGAAGATATTAAGCAAGCTCACGCTGCTGCAATAGAATCTTATATAGAAACCTATGTGGGGTTAAAACAAGATGGTTATGGTGATATGTACTTTAATAGGACATTAAATGATTGGGTAAAATTTAATATAAACAACAGAACGAAGCATGATGCTTCAATTAGCTCAGGGTTAGCTATAATGGCATGTAATAAACATATGTATACACCTGTAGCGCCAAGACAAAACAAACCTGTTAACTTAGGTTTAAAAAAATTTGATAACAAAGGATATAGTTCAAAAATAATTAAATAAATGGTTTATACTACAACTCAAAGTTCTTTTCCCGATCAGGTAGTACCGGATGCAGAAAAAGATAGTTTAGATTATGGACTTCAAGTAGGCCGCGCTATAGAAGGTGAATGGTGGGATGGAGCTGGTAGCAATTGGGGTAATACCCGATATGGATTTAACTACGCAAACTTTCATAGGTTAAGACTTTATGCAAGAGGTGAGCAGTCTATACAAAAGTACAAAGATGAACTCGCTATAAACGGTGATCTTTCATATTTAAACATTGATTGGAAACCAATACCTGTTATACCAAAGTTTGTAGATATTGTGGTAAACGGTATGTCTCAAAGAAATCATGAGATAAAAGCATATAGTCAAGATCCTGGCTCAGTAAGAGCTAAAACAATGTTTGCCTCCGATGTTATGCAAGACATGCAGCAGCAAGAGTTAAACGCAATGCTCAAGCAAGCTACAGGAATAGATTTTGCTAAAAGCGATTTAGGTAAAGAAAATATATTACCAGAATCAAAAGAAGAGTTAGAGTTATATTTACAATTAAAC